TAGGCTCATGTTTTGGTTGCGTGGTTACTAAGTCCCGCCCGCGGCGGTGTTTATTTGCGGCGCAGGCATTGCCTTTGATCGCTCTTGCCGTGAGCGCACCGCGGGCGAAGTTGGTTTAGTCTGGCTGCTCGCAGAGATCATCCAAGCGCTCCGGGTTGCAGATGTCGCAGCCGTCGCCGACAACGCGCTCGCGCATCGTCTGACAGCGGCAGCCGCACGGAGCTGCTGGGCGCGCTCGGTAGAATGGACAGCCGTACCCGATTCACCGGAGGCCTCGCGGCGTTCCGCGCCTGATTGCTCAGAGCGTCTAAGGTTCTCGAGTACGGCTGAAAGTGTGGGCGCGTCCGCGAAGTAGGCGGCAGGTATGCGGCGCGATAGGTTGCGGCGATGGTCGTGCATTGCATCAGGCGCCGAGGGCGCGGAGGATTGCGGTTCGCCGGTAGCGGCCGCGCGAGATCGGCCTGACCTTGCGGGCTGTGAGCCACGCGGTGAGTGCGGCTTGGCTTCGGTGGCCGGTAAGCTGCATGACCTCGGCGCGGCTCAGCTCGGGGGCGGTGCACGATCTGGCCTTGCAGCTCAAGCACGCGCCGCGCGATGGCGTCGACAGACTCGGGCGCAATGGTGACGAGCTCGCTCACTTCGCGGCTCCTTTCATCCACGTCGGCGCGGGCCGTGAGAGCTTCGGGGAGATGCGATACTCGTTGCGGCGGTCGCGCTCGAGAGCCCCGCAGAGGTCGACGATGGCGCGGCACCCGATGTCCACCAAGACGAGGCACGCAACGAGGATCAGACCTGCGACGACAGCTAGAGCGGTCATGCGGCGGCCTTTCTCATCCGGTCAGTCTCGCGGGCCTGCTCCGCCTTCAGGAGACGCTCGCACAAGGCGGAGAACGATTCGCCGAACCGGACCTTCGCGTACTTTGTTGCCCAAGACTTGTGTGCACGTTGCCCCGACGGCCCGCACTTGGCTACGTTGACCAAGATACTGTCGCAGATCTGCATCGCCGGCCACGGGTAGCCGAGTGGCTTGCCGAACTTCTCCGGCACTGGGACGTTGCGCTCGATCTTCACGCTGCGGCCCTCGCGGTTGAGTTGCGGGCGTCGGAGTAGGGGGCGCCCTCTTTCCGGGCCTGTGCCTTGAGTTCCTTGGCGAGGAGCCGCTCTATAAAAATAGAGAGCGAATCCCGCCGATCTTCTGCCAGTCTCCGAGCGGCCTGAATCAGCGCGCTGTCGAGGTAGAGATTCGTCGGCTTGCGTTTCATCTGCCGCCGGACAATGCGGACAGTATGCGCACACTCAACACAATTCTTGCGCATAGTCACTCTATGCGCATAGTCTCCCTATGAAACGCCATGAATTTCCCGCCATGAAAAACACAAAGAAACGAGCTGAGTTGCGTAGTTGCTGCGTGGATTTCGCGCGGCGTCCGATTGTAAAAGGTGGCGTTACAAAACCCGCGTTGCGTTTGTCTTGCAAACGGGCTGCGCGCGGACATGGTGGAGCACGTCAGAGGGCACAACGCCCCGAGACGCACAGCCTCAGAAAAACGACACAACAATGACCGCCTCCGAATTCAAAGCCCTCCTCGATCGCCGCGCCAACGGCGAGAAGCTCACCCGCTCCGAAGCCGCTCGCCTCGCCTCCGAGACCCGCAAGGTGGAGAAACGCACAGCACGCTCAGGCGGCGCATATTACCACCTCTGCGCGGACCAAGCCCTGCGCCGTTCCTGACCGTCCGCCACAGCCCCGCGCGCCGGGGCTACACAGACGACCATGAGCAACAAAACAACACACCAAATCGAGGTCGAGAGCGACCTCTACAACGGCGACGCCCGCTGCTCGTGGCACGACAACCTGCGCGACGCCATCCGCTACGCCGACGCAAATCAGCCATGAGCACACGCAAACCCAAACCCCGCGGGCGATCATTTGCCCCCGGCAACAAAGCCGCAGCCAAGGGCGAGCCGCGCACGGTGCCGCTGAGCGTGCGCCTGCCTATGAGCACGGCCGATAAACTCGCCGGGCTCGCCTACGGACGCGGCTCGCGGGCAGATGTGCTGATCGAGCTGATAGACGAGGCGGCGGAGGTGCGGGCGTAGACGAGCGCGACCACGCTGCCTCGCTCACAACGTAGCGACTGCGAGCCCGTTTGCCATTCATGCGACAAAATCCGGCAATCCACTGCGGTCAACTGCCTCTTTCCTCTCCTCTGTAGCGGGGTGACAGAGGGGAAATGGTCGGGCCGGTGAGATTTGAACTCGTCATAGGTAGTCGGATGCGCGTGTGCCATTTGTTTGCCGATTGGCGAGGTTTGGGAACTTCGGACAAAGGTTTGGGAACTTCGGACAAAGGTTTGGGCACTTCGGCGGAATCTAGGACCGGTCTAGTGTTCGGTTAAGCTCGGGCTCAAGTGTGGCTTAAGGCCTCTGCGAGGCCGGAGCGGGGGGGGGGCTTGGATCGGCAGCATGCGGAGGACGCCGTCCAGCCGGCGTTTCGGACCTGTCCCCTTTAGCTCGCTCTGGCTGGAGATCATTCGCCGCCCACTTACCCAACGGGCAGGCCTCGGTTGCCAGCCACCATTTGGCCCGGGTGCAACCGCAGCCCGGGGAAGTGCATTCCCCGAGGCCTAGGTTGCCCCCGGGGTGCCAATGCGGGCAGGCTGCGCAGATGGCCCCGCGCACCCGCCGCACCCGGCCGGGGGCCAAGGGGAACCCCGCCGCTTGCCAACGGCGCACCGCCGTCAGCAGGGTGACCGCCTTGTCCCCGACACGGTTGGTTGTGAACACGGGGCCAAGGTCCTTGCGATGAACCACTACCATCATGACGGGGTGGCGACGAACGTCCGGGCCGCAATCCAGGTCTCGTACCCCCGCGCATGAGGCACATCGTCTTCCCAGGTCAGACGGCCAGTGGAGTCTGTCACGATGGTGTCGGTGAGCGTGGCGTATGCTGCCCATGTCCCGCCCATCTCGCGCCGTTCTACATCCATCGACACATCATAGGAGGTGGATGGGCTGAGGCCCGTCAGCTCTCGCTTGAATCTCAAACGACGGTACTCATAGCAGAGCGGGGTATCGTCACTGGCCTCCCATGCGTCCGTGTACTGGTAGTCGAAGATTGGATCCAAGAAATCCGTCGTGCCCATCGTTCCGAACGACCCGAAGCAGAAGGCGCCGAACCGGCCAAACCCGAAGGCGATGACATTCCACGGGGCCGGGCCGTTGGTCTCTACTGCCACAATGGCCTCCGCCTCTGTCTGGCCGAAGGCAATGTCGTACCGTCCGCGAGGCTCCAGGCCGTCCAGGGAGTCGTACTCGCGCAGGCTGAACAGGTCTTGCACCGGGCACAAGGCGCACGGAGCCACGGCGAACAAACCGGTATTCTGTGGGGGCCATTCCATGGTCAAACTCCCCAGAAGTGGTAGGTGCCATCCACGGAGTCGTCTCGATTGCAGGAGAAGAACCGCAGCGAGTGCGTCGCCAGCTGCGAGAGATCGGCCACTACGTAGGCGCCGGAGCTGCCGGTGACGGTCGCGATCGCCAGAGTGATGTAGGCGTGCGTGCGGGTGTTGGCCGGCTGCGCGCCACTGGTTGTGCTGATCGCGGCCGCCGTGACGGCGCCGGTGGAGTCGGTGTTTAGCGTGCAGTCGAGGTAGATGCGCCAGGTGCCGGCCGCGCTGAGCGTGAGGTCGGTCTCCACGCTGCTCGGCACGACGTCGTTGATTGAGCCGGTCCGGATCCGGACCTTGGCAACCCCTTCGGCGGTGGCGTCTGCCGTCTGGAATGGATGCGTGAGGATCGCCGGGCCGCCGCCGCGCTTGGCCGGCTCCGTACGGGCGGCAACCGTGGTCCCGGCCGCGGAACGCTGCACGATAACGCCGGGCCCGCTGCGCAGCTCGAGCGAGCGGACGTAGGCGAGCAGCTCGTTGAACGCCTTGGCGCTCAGCGGCTGACCGGGGGAGACAGGAGAGGGGAGTTTCACGGGGTGAAGAGGCTGTCTTTGTCGAGGAGCACCTTGCGGGCGCCGGTCCACTCCTCTTGCCGGATCCACTCCACGCCGCGGGCGCCGGCCTTGCTCACGCGGTCGGCGGTCTTCAGCCACTCGTAACCGCTCGGAGCGTACGCCGGCGCCGTGGTCTTCTGCCCGGCGTCCGAGCTGTCGGGTGCCGCGCTGCCGATGTACCGCGAGTTCCTCCGGACGACCGGGGCGAAGTCCAAGAACGACTCCACGCCGCGAATTCGGAGATAGGCGTAGGCCTTCTGGCCCGTCGACGTGGTCCCGGACAGGGTGAGGATCGAACCATCGGCGAGCCCGTCTTTGTCGCGGTGCCAGTACTGGAAGTTCGCCCGCAGCGTCTGGTCGGTCTCGGCATCCCATGCTTCGACGGCGGCGACGTCAGCCGCGGAGAACCCGATGAATGACGGGTGTTGCATGAGCGACTTCTCGACCTGCACCTGATCGATCTCCCAGAACGGGTACTGTTCGTCCGTCTTCTCGGCTGTCGCCTTCGTGTCGATCTTGTACGTCTCGATGGTGTAGTCGGAGTATGAAGACGTCGCGATCTGCGACGAGACGACACTGCTCACCGGGTTGGAGTCGAGCCACGTGTCGCCGATGTCAGGGAGCAGCGGCGTAATGGTCGCCGTGGGGCCCCGCAGCGCGTAGACGCGTCGGACACCGGAGGCGTCGCGCACGAGCTGCGGGTAATCGGGGCGGAGGTAGTCGAGAATGCCAGCCATGGGTTCAGTTTCCGTACGCTGCAGTTGTGGGTTGGCCGATCTTGGCGAGGCCGTCTTTGATCGTGTCGAGGATGTCGCGGATCTTCTTAAGGTGCTCGGTCTGCTCCTTCTGGGGGCCGGCAACCGGAGCGCGATCGGTGCTCATGAGGCCGATCTTGGAATACTGGTCGGTCGGAGCGTTCGGCGTGGTCTGCCCGGCCGGCGGCTTCGTGAGTTCGTCGAGCGCCTTGCGGGTCTTCAGCTGGTTGGCCGGATCACTCATCCGCCAGCGCTTCCGATCCTCGATCTGCTTGAGTTCGGCGCGGTACTCCTTTTCTCCCTGCGCCCATTCCTTCTTCTGCGCCTCGGCCATCGCATCGGCCAGCTGCTGCTGACGGGTGCGCTCGGGGGCGAGCTTGCTGCCGGGCAGCACGAAGCCGCCGGGGTTGCGAATGTCGTTCGCGGCGCGCGCCTCCCGGATCCCGACCATCTCCTTCGCGCCGCGGAGCATCCCCTGAAAGCCGACGCTGCCGTCGAGCAGGTTGACCGCGAGGACCTGGACGAACCGGCCGAGCCGCTGGACAGAGTCACCGAAGGCATCGATCCGCTTCAGCTGTTCGTCGCTGATGATCAGCCCGCTCATGCCCTGCGCCGCGTTCTCCACGCCGCCGGCGATGTCGCCGAGCGTGCCGCGCAGCTTCGGGCCGATCTTCGCGCCGAAGATGTCGGAAGCGATGTTCATGGCCTCTTGCTGGTCCTTGGCCTTCACGAGAGCCGCTGCGATGACCTCCCACTTCTGGTCTGTATTCAGACCGGAGAGGCCGGCCGACGTGAGCCCGAGCTTCGCGAGCGACTTGTTGAGCGGGTCGGAGGCGTTAGTCTTCGCGTCCTGCAGCTTCTGCCGCATCGTCTCCGACGCCTTTGCGACCTCCTCCATCTTCACGCCGCTATCGCCGGCGAGCATGGAGATCGTCTGAAAGCCGCGCTGGCTCAGGTCCGCGACGGAGGCGAGGTCCGAGATCTGGCCGCCCAGGTCGGCGATGGATTTTCCGAACCCGATGACTGCGCCGATTGAGAACGCCCCGGCGATGGTGCTGCCGAGACCGGAGAACGCGCCGTTGATCGACCGCCCGCGGCTCTTCGCCACGGCGCCGGCGCGATCCAGCTCCTGCGTGAACTGCGACGCGTTGGCTGTCACGAGTGTATTTAGACGAGCGATGGTGATGTTCTTCGACATGGGTCACTTTCCTTTCGCGACGCGCTTTGAGAATTTGCGGGCGGCCCGCGTGAGTCCCTTCTGGAAGCCGACGATCAACTTGGCCTGAACGTCGTTGACCGAGGCGTGGGTACCGGGGCGGATGAACGGGCGAGCCTCCACGCGAGATCCGTCGCGGGCGGCGTGGCCGAACTCGATCAGGTGGGCGTAGCGGGACGGCGAAGATGATCCACGGAGATCGTCCTTCGCCTTGTTGAGCCGCTTCCCGCTGCGGTAGCGGCCTCCGACCTCGGGGCCGACGTAGGCGACGGCCGTACCGCGGCGCTTGTTCTTGCGGACACCGGCCTTGATGGACTCACGCAGGTTCGCGAGGTCCCAGTCGCCGACCGCGACCTTCGACTTGATGGACCGGACGACCGGCTTCGAGCCTTCATTGACCATGTCGCCGATCACCTCGGAGCGCACGTCCTCGGAAATGCCCGCGAGGGTCTTCTGTAGGTCGAAGACCGAAGCGATGTCGAAGTCCACCCGTGCGACCTTACTTCCGGCCATCAGCGGCCCCCTTTCTTGGCAGGGTCGCAACAACCGAGGCGAGCCTCAGCTCGAGCAACCGGTCGCGCTCGACTCGCGCCTTCTCCTTGGCTCGCTCCTCGGCGCGCAGTTCCTCGGGCGTCTTCGGGATGAAGTCGCGGGGCGAGAACGGGACGACCTGTTTCGAGTGGCTCCATTTTGAGTTGAGGGCGGAGGCGGTGCGGCTGGCGAGATCCCACTGGCGCTCTTCTGCCCAGACCTCCGTCAACGCGTCGATCTGAGCAGCGGTGTATCCGAAGAACTCTGCGTCGGTGAGTCGGAGGCTGATGCGGGCGAACGCCCATTGCCGCATCAGCCGGCTGCGTTTTTTGATGCGGGCGGGGTGGCGGCCGTGTAGGTCTCGACGAAGGCGCCGAGCGCCGCCTTGATGACCTCCGGATCCTGCATCGCAGCGGCGAGCGACTCGGGCGTCGGGAACTCCGCGGCGTCATCGTCGCAGAGGCAGGCCCACGTCCAGGCCACGAGAGCCGCCCACGAGCGGCGGCTGTTGCTCAAGTCGCCGACGGTGAACGGCCGGTCGAGCGAGCCCATGCGGAACTCGGCGCGGTTGTCGTACGTGATGGTGCGCTCGCAATCGAGCACGACCTTGACCGGCTTCGCCTGTGAGGGGGTGGCGGGCATGGCTCAGGATCAGGCCGGGGTGGCGGTGAACGTTTCCGCGGCGATGGCGCGGTACGTGTAGGACGCCTCACCCTGGCCGGAGAGCCCGCCGCCGGGGAGCGTGAAGTCGGTGATGTAGCCGGAGAACGCGAACGTCGACCCGCTCGGAAGAATGAGCGTTTGGTATTCAAGCGTCCCGTTCAGGTAGGCGGCGTACAGCCGGCCGTGTTCGGTGTCCTTCGAGTCGAACTGGAGCTTCACCTCGATGGACCGCGGCTCGCGCAGCGGCTCGGGCTGGTAGGTCTTCGTGCCGGTGGTCGCGTGGTTGGTGGTGTCGAAGAGTTCGCGGCCGCCCTCGTTGATGTCGAAATCGAGGAGGCCGGGAACGACGGTGGAAGGCGAGGCGCTGGCGCCGGCCTTGATGGACTTGCCCTTGTTGGGATAGACGGTGGACATGGTGCGTTACGTGTTCGGATTGTGGATGAACGTGAGTTCGAGAATGGCGTTCGCCAGCGAGACCTCGTCGGCGGGGAGCAGACGGAGGGTGGGGCCGGTGACGGTGGTTCCCTCGAGGTAGCCGGCGCCGGAGCAGAAGGCGGCGCGGATGGCGGAGCGCAGCTGGAGAGCGGTCCGCGTGTCAGAGGCGTAGCACGCGAACTGCACCTGCGTCTCGTCCTGACCGAGCATGTTGTCGTGCGACTCAGCGCAGGCCGTGGAGACCTCAGTCCAGACGCTATACGGCGCAACGACGCCCTGCGGTGCCGCGGTCGGATAGATGCGAGAGCCGGCGATTGCGGCGACGGCAGGAGCGGACTTCGCGGTCGACGTGATGAGTGCGGCAAGCGTAGGGGTCATCGGGAGGCCCTCCCCATGCGGCGCCACTGGACCATCGTGGCAAAGGCTGCCATCGCCTGCGGCGTCATCGTCCAGCGATCGGCGCCCGCTGGCGCGAGGCCAGAATCGGGAACGAGCGCCGGGGCGAACACAGGGCCGTACTCGGCCGCCAGCGCGTTGTATCGGTCGCGGAGATGCCCGGTGACGACAAAGGTGCCGTCGGCGTCGACGGTGATGATCCCGCTGTTCTGCTCGGCCCCGTCGAACGACGCGGTCGCGGGCACATCGGCTGGAGTCGGGACGACGGTTGTGCAGCTGGTGACGGCGAGCGCGAGGGCGAGGCCGAACAGAAGAGAGCGGAGGGTGTTCATTCGGCGGTGAGTCGGCGGAGTTTCTCGAGGGCGGCGGCGTCGCCGGTCTTGGCGGCGGCGACAGCGGCAGTTGACTGTGCGCGGACGGCGGCGTCCGTCTTCGCGGCCTTGCTCGCCTGCATCGCGGGCGAGTTGCGCAGCGCGCTACGGTCTCGGGTGAGACCGAAGACGTTCGCGACGGCCGTGAAGATGGATTCGCCAAAGGCCATGATCAGGCGGAGGGGGCGGCGCTGAGGGCGACGGCGGTCTGTAGCCCGCGGCGGAACGCGGAGATCCACGCGAGCGTCTGCGGGTCGGAGATCGGCGCCGAGGTCTGGCCGGTTTGCGCGGTGTAGATCGTCCAGGCGGAGGCCGCCATCAGCTCGGCGTAGGCCCGCTGGTCGGGCTTCCAGCCTTGGCGCTCGGCCAAGGCGGCAACGAAAGCGCGGATCGTCTCGGCGGTGATGGTGCCGGTCTCGAGAGTCCCGAGCGCATCGGCGACGCCAGCGGCGACGAGACGGTACTCCGGGTTGTTGGTGAGCACCGGGGCGATGGCGGTGCCGGCGAGCTCAAGGACGGCGCTCGTGATGGCCGCAGAGCGATCGGGGTTGGTCCCGGTCGTGGTGTTGCAGGCTGGCAGAACGAGCAGCGCAAGCGCCGCGAGGAGGAACGAGGTGATGGGTTTCATGTTACTTGCGGGACAGGTGCTGATCGATGTAGGCACGCACCGCCACGAGGCCGGCGAGCGCGGAGGAGATTGCGAGGGCCGGCCAGCGGTCTTGGATGCGGGCGAAGAGCTCGGCGCCGCCGAGGTTCGCCAGCTCGCCAGCCCAGACTCCGAGGACGGCAATGAAGAAGTAGAGGAGGCCACGGGTGTCGGGACGATGTTTCATTTCTTCGCCTCCAGTTTGGTGAGACGGGCACGAAGGTCGTCGTTTTCTTCCTTGAGTTCACGAACGGCGTTGATGAGTGCAGCAATGATCGGGCGGTCAGAGAGAGTCAGATATTCCGCCGCCTCGCGCTTGGCTTTCTTTACCTTTTTGCCGGTCTTGGCGTCGTCCTCTTCCCCGTCAGAAGTCTTGACTGCGCCGACCGCTTCAGGGATAGCGTCCTGTACGTCCTGCGCGATGAGACCCGCGTTGACATCCTCAGTGTTCATCCCGCTCTCAGGTTTCCACGTGAACAGCTTCGGGTGGATCTTGATGACGTCTGCGAGACCGCGAGTGAAGTTGCCCTGCACGTTCTTCAGGCGAAGGTCGGAGGACGCGGTGACATTGCCGGAAGAATCAGTGACGAGCGTTCCAGCACCATAGGCCAAAAGCTTTAGCGCTCCAGCAGAACCGATCTCAACCCGGACTGTACCACCTGTCTGGAACTGCAAAGTGTCGGACGCGTGTTGGTACGCAACACGGCCCGCGGATCGAAGTCCTGGGCGAGAGAAACAAAACCCTCCGCCTTGAGTCGCATCAGAAAAGATCTGGAAATTTGCGTTCGTGCTCTCCAATGCCTCAAGAATAATGAGGTCGGAGGCCACCCATGCGGGGGCTGTACCAGCGGACCCTGTAGTCACATATAACATCGTGCCTCCGCCGTACGCTGCTCCACCAATTCCAATTCTTCCAAACTGCGGCATGCTGGTGGTGGAAATACTTTGGGGCAAGGCCAGTGTCGGGTTTCCGCTCACTCCGTCGCCATTCGTCACGGTGACTTGATTGGTGGTGCCGGTGATAGTACGCGTGGCTGCGGTACCTGATCCCGTGCGAGCAATGATGCCAGTCGTGCTCAACCCCGCGAGGGCAGTCAAGTCTGTGTCGCCGGCCTGCTTCGCATTCCAAGTCGCTGCACTCGCAACGTATGCGTCAGCCAACGGCGTCGTCAGCGTGAGCGATTCACCGGCCAACGCCTTGCCGGTCCACGTCGCAGCGTTGGTGCCGGTCTCCATGTTTAGCACCGCTGGTGCAACATCCACGAGCAGCGTGCCTTTCACCCCAGAAACCAAGACGGTTCCCACGCGCTGAACGTAGTTGGTCGTGCCGGACGGACGCGTGGCAGTCATCGCACCTGCAGTGGTGGGCGAGACCCACACAGGATTGCCATCGCTGAACGCAGTCGTATTCATGGTGACGACACCGAGCACCATCACCTGACCAAACGAGTTGTGCGCAATGTTGTCCACGGCTACGCCAAGAGCCGGGAGAGTGGTGCTGGAGTTGGCCCGCGCCAATGAGATTTCTGGCGTGGTTCCTACCACTCCAGAGGTGTACACCACCGATCCCTTGTTGATCGTGACGCCAGTTGTATTCCGAGCGACGAATACGCTATCGCGTCCGTACACTAGGTTGGTCGCCATCTCGTTGTCCTGCTCCATCCGGGTGATTCCATTCACAGTACTAGAATGGAGGAGCAGGGTTCCCGCAGCGGGAGAAGCCGGATTGGAAGACTGACCGGGCAACGTAATGAATCCTGCGCCCGCCGTGCCGGTCACTGCCAAGGCGCGGGCAGAGACCGTGTTCGAAAACGCGTGATTCCCAGACCATGTCGGAGAAATCGACTGGTCAAGGGCCGGTGCGCCGTCTGAACGAAGGAAGGTTGACGCCGAACCGTTAACGGATGTCAGGCCAACCGAAGCCGAAGGATTCGCTCCAACTGGAGCGGTTGTCTGTGCCACCCATGAACGGGTCCCACCGGTCGTGGAAGAGAGCACGTAACCGTTGGACGCTGGATTGCCAAGGGCCGGTTCGGCTCCGGTATCTGCCGCAGTCACCGTTACGTTGCTGCTGAGCGCGTGCCCGTTGACGGTGCGCGACGTCGGCACGCCGCCGAGGCCTGCGAGCGTGATCGCTGCAGCGGCGCCGGCGGGGTCGTACGCGGTCGCTGCCGTGAAGGCGGCGGTGCCGACCGTGCCGCCCGCAGCGCTCGTCAAGGACGAAGCGGTGACCCCGCTCGCCAGCGTAGTGCCCGTGAGCGTGCCCGCTGCGGCGGGAACGGTGATGTTCGCAGTGCCGTCGAAGGACACGCCGTTGATCGTGCGCGCCGTCGCGAGCGCCGTCGCCGTTCCCGCGTTGCCAGTCACGCTGGTCTGGTCGCCGGTATTCGTGCCGCTGAGATTCGAGCCGGTGACCGTTCCGGTCGCTGCCACGCTGGTCGGAGCGATCGCGCCAATCGAAAGCGTGATCGCTGGCGTCGTCGACGCGTTGGCAACGGAGCCCGAGACACCGTTCGCGCTGACCACGGAGACGCTCGTGACCGTACCGGACCCGCCGCCGCCGGCGGGTGTCGACCATGCGCCGGTGCCGTCGAGGTACTTCGCGGCATCGTTGGGCAGCTTCGGAGCGAATCCGTGGCGCGCGGTCGAAACGTTGTTCGTGGTGACGTCCGAGAAAGTCAGGGTCGCGTCCGACTGGTCCCCCGTGTTTGTCCCTGAGAGGTTGGCTCCGGTGATGTTGCCGGTGGCCGCGACCGAGCTCGGGGTGATCGCCCCGAGGGAGAAGGTGAGAGTCGGCGTCGTGGTCGGGTTGGCGACCGTAGCGGAAACGCCATTGGCCGTGCTCACCGCGACGCTCGTGACGGTACCGGTGCCGCCGCCACCGCCGCCAGCCGCAAGACCGTTCAGCGGGCGCCACCGCGACGCCGTCGCATCGTACCAGAGGCCGAGCCCGTTGCCGGCGGCCAGCTCGTAGTTCGCGCCGCCGAGGTCGAAGCGGTTGGCAGCGGAGGAGCCTGCGAACGCGTTCGCGAGGGTGATCGCGTAGCCGCCGATGTTGGACAGCCACACGATGCGGCCATCGGCGCCGCCGGCCAGCCCGGTGATGACGCGAGGGGCATCGGCGGAGACGCGGACGATGGTCGCCGCGGCGAAGCTCGCAGGCGCGTAGTCGTTCACGTCGGCGGTGAGCTGAGGCGGCGTGATGTCGCCCGTGAACTTCACCGACTGCTGGACGGTCAGGTTGCCGGCGAGAGTGTTCTGCGCCGGGAGCGGAGAGCAGGACGCCGCGAGGATTCCGAGGAGGGTGATGAGCTTTTTCACAGGGAGACTTGGATGAGCGCGCGGTATCCGGGGCCCGGGACGAGCGCGCCGAACTCGAGGTTGAAGCCGGAGGCGGTGAGCGACTTGACGACGAGCGCGGCCGTGAACTCGTAGCCATCGGCCGGCGGCAAGAGCGTGGCCTTGAGCCCGCGGGGAGCGGACGGGAATACGGCGTCGAACTCGACGGCCTGCGACGCGGCGCCGTCCTCGAGGTTGAGCGTGAACGTCTGCTCGTATTGGAACGCCTGCACGCTGAGCTTGTAGCCAGCGGCCGGGATGATGGCTCCGAAGTCGACAAGGAAGCCGGCCGCCGTCTCGGCGCTGACGGAGATCGGGAAAGAGGCAAGCCCGGTCGGAACGATGAGCTGCACATACAGGCCAGCCGGCGCCGACTTGAAGGTGATGGGGTAGGTGACCTGCTTAGCAATCGATCCGACTGCGAGCGGAAGGTCGAAGACGTTCGAGAGCGGCCACTGCGGATCGGACGGAGGAGCCGACTTGAGGATCAGGTCGAGGAAACTCCGCCGGCCAACTTCGACCGGCGGAGCGGCCACCTCGTAGCCAACCCCCTCACAGAAAACCCTCCAGGTCTCGCGGATGTCCGACCGGTAGCGGATGCGCATGACTCCAGCTGCCTCGGCAACGCGCGACTGAGCGGCGACGAACTCACGGCCGTTCGTCGGCAAAAGCTGTGCCCAAACATACGCTACATGCGTCCAGCTCGACACGATTCCGCCGATCGCATCGATGGTCGTATCGAGGCGACGGAGTGAAACGTAATTGTCGAGCTTGCCAGGGTTCATGCGTCAGGTCCTCCGGCGTGCGCAGTTGCGGTTCGTGCAGCGCTCGCGGCGCCAGAGGAACCAAGTTTG